CCCGCGCTAGCCCCAGCAAGAGTGTAGCTACCCCCCCAAGATGCCGTAGCAGAACCGGCACCTCCCGCAGCACCCCCTACAGCAGCGGCGACTAAATTCATGCCTAGCCCTGCCCCAAATCCCATAGATTTCATTATTTGCATCTTCAAAGCTGTCATTGCTATATCAATCCAAAGCCGAAGGAAACTCTTTCTCAAATCATCAAAGAATGCACGGAAGGCATCTCCAAGGGATTTGGTTCCCTCCCCAATATTATCTATAAAGTTACCAAAAGCTCCTATGGTAGTATCTATAGCACTGGGAATCAAATTGGTATATTGATCTGCTAAATCTTGATGCAATTTAGAAGCATATTTGGTCATTCCTATTTCTTCCAATTTTGCCGTATTGAGTGTTCGTTGAGCTTCTATCTCCGCCATCTTCCCTTGGTAAGCTTGTTCTGCATACTTTTTGCCTTCGTCAGAAAGTCCTCCAATCGCTATAGCCCTATCCTTTTCTAATTTTAGCAACTCCCCCTCAATCACTTTAGATGCATTCCAATCTCCGGTCAGTTCTGCTATATTAGATTGAAAAGTAAATGTTTCCTTCTTTTGAGTAAATCCTAATTCTAATGCCCTTCTCTTTGCTTCCGCTTCGTTTACCTTACCAAGGATACTCAATATTTCCTCTAATTGAAGAATCTTAATTGCATTTCCTTCCTTATCTTCCATAGCCCTATCCAATATTCTTTGGTATTCCTTAGTAATCAATTCCGCCTTTTTAATCTTCAACTCCAATCCAGCGGCAGTATCACCAACAGCTACAGCCAAACGGGATTCTAATTCCAAAGCATCCTGCTTATGCTTTAACAATCCCGTAGCTATTACGTCCTCAGCTTTATATCTAGTGAAAATACTATTTAATAAATCAACCCTTTTTTCCTCTGCTGTGTTTAACTTACCCGTTACCTTTAATTCCTCTGCTTTAATAAGATATGCTTCTTGTATCAAGTATGCCTGCTGTTCATAATTATCAGTTAAATCTGCTATGGAAGATTGGGCAGAAATAATCGCAGATTCCTTAGCAAGACGATCTACATTTAATTTTTGCATAGCTTCAAGATTAAATTTCATCCTGGCATAATTTTCCGCTTCTATTTGTGTATCATCTCTGGCCCCTAATCCAACCCTATTTTTCAATATGGTAATATCCAGGGATTCTCTTTCCAATTGAAGTTGAGTTTTAAGATTCCCACTCATCCCCGCTATAGCTGCTTCGGCACTCAATATTTCCCCCACCCAACCCAACTTTTCCATATCTTGTTGAATTAATATATGCTTTTTTCTTTGCTCTCCTTGACGTTTAAGAGCATTTTCCAATTCTACACTAGACTTTCCCTCTGCAGATGCCTTTACGATTTCTGCTTGGGTGAGAGAATCTACCAAATATATTTGTTTTTCATATTCCTTATTTTGTGTAGCAATTTGAAGATTAATCTTGGCTATTTTTTCCTCTATTTCTGCTTCTTCTCTACCAGGACCAGTTTTATTAGCTATATATTTTAAATTATAGCTTACGTCTCCAAAAGGCATATCAATAGACCCACCAAGTTCTTTAGGAACTCCTTTTTCAACGAAACCAGATTTAATTTTACTGCCTATTCTAGACAATAAATCATCAGTTATCTTTTTATATTCATAATAAATATTTATCATTTTAGTCATTTTTTCCATCGCAAAATTAATAATATCAGCTACGGGGGTTAAAGCAGATTGTAGTGGAGTAAAAGCAAGAACAATTTCTTTGGACAGTTTTAATATATTTACCAATAAATCATTAACTTCTCTAAAACTTGCTACAACACTTTCATCTACTTTTAGGCCCCCTTCTGTCTGCTTAACCAAATTATTTTGAATATTAATCATTTCTGCCTTTAAATATTCAAACATTGGTCTAAAAGATTCCCCCAAAACCATACTAATAGCATCTTTAACGTTAGATGTAACGCCCATCCAAGTTTTTTGAGCAAGATCCCCTGCTACTCCAAATGCACTAAGTCTACCCATAATAAATGCATATAATCCTTCGGCATCATTTTTATATTTACGAATATCTTCATTTCTAAGGCCCAAAGCAGTAGCAATTAAAGTATTTCTAGGAGTAATTGTCCCCCTCAACATAGACCTAGTTTCTTCAGCCAACATATCTAAATTCAAACCCATAGCACTAGCAGCTTGAACCATAGCTAATGTATACTGCCTAATTTGGTTGGGGCCAAATCCCACAGCTAAACCAGGGGCCACTGTTTGTTGGTATGCCTTAACCAATTGTTGGTATGTAGCTGCAGTTTGAAGATTATCTAATTGTAATTTTTTAGTTATATCAGAGGACATTTCCATTGCAGCATTCAATGCCTCGGTCCCCGTTAAAGCCTTTCCACTAGAATCTACAAACTGCCCCTGAGCAGTGAAGATAGCCGACATTCCCAATTTAGATTGTTCTAAAGTAGCATTATATTCTATTCCCATATCTATCATTTGAGAAAAGCCACTAGCAATCTTCTGAAAAACCCAAACACCTACGAAAGCAGCAATAGTGCGTTGAATGCGTTCCATTGTCCTCTGTAATTTAGATACTTCTTCTACGTGTTGTTTGGTATATTTAGCTGCATCTTTAGATGCTTTAGATGCGTCCTTTTTTGCTTTCTCAACAGCTCTGTCCCCAGCAACTATAGTAGCAGAGGCATCTCTAGCTGCGGCCTCTTCTTTCTTTAAATCCCTATATTTTTCTTGATGGGAGGATCGAACATTTTTAGCACTTTTTAACTCTTCTTGAACAGAGGCAGATAATCGTTTTTCTAAATTTACTCTAGTTGCGGCGACGTTGGCTATTTCCCTAGAATTTTTTGCTACCTCACTAGCTGCTTGGGATTGCGCCATAGTCGTTTTCTTAATTTCGTCCCCAACAGCCTTTTCTGCAGTTTCTTTTAATTTGACAGCTACTTTTTCATCGGATAATGCTTGAGCATTAGCCGTTCTTAATTCACTTTGAGCAGACTTTAAATTTTGGGATTGAGTATCGGCTGCTTCTTTGGCAACTTTTTCTACTTTTCGGGCATTTGTAATTTGATCTTCTACTAAACGGGATTCTTCACGAAGTCTGTTGGCTACTTCTTTAGCTTGGGCAGAAGTAACTGCAGCCCCCGTACTCTCTGCCTCGGCAGCTACTCTTCTAAGAGTGGGAGTTCCATCATCTTTAATTACTAACCTATAAGTTAGATCTTTGTCAGCCAACTCTGGGTTCCTCCTTAGAGGAGGGGGTTTTGGTGGAGGATTCGGCTACTAAAACTGAAGCCATCCTAAGAACCTTAAACAAACACTCTTGAATATCCCCCACTTCTAAAACCCTACAAACTTCTATCACCCCCGTTGGACCTATCCCCCAAGGATCAGAACTTGCTAGTTGAAATACTTCCCATGCCTCAGAATTCTCAGGGTCCACCCCCGGAAAACACTCTAAACACGGGGGAGAAATTTCCTTACCTGCCCGCTCACTTCTAAATTCATAATGCGCTATACAAACATCGCAATAGAATTTAGTCTCCCGCTTTCCTTTAATCCATTCAGCGAGCAGGGTCAGTTTTTTATTTCTGAATCCAGTTTTCGTTCACCATCTTGACGAACTAACTCTGACTGTTCTGAAATAAACTCTCGAAGGGCTATATCATCAAAGATGGCCTTCTTCTTTTCGTCCAAGGAGGCACTAGGGGCGTCTTCTAAATCAATCCCCTCAATATCTTGAAGAATGAAATTGAAAATCTCCCATGTGTACTTCCCCGTATCTATATCTTCCAAGAGAGTAGTAATTTTCCCCTTGTTTTTCCCTTGCTGCAAATCAATTTCTGTGGGAACCCGTTCCCGAATTCTAGAACGAATTGCCAAACCTTCCGAAAGCGGAAGGGGTCGAATCAGAAATCGGACCCCCTCCGCTCCCGGATAATCAAACCATTTTCCTTCTTGAAAACGCTTCAGCTTTAAAGCCATTGGAACACCCCCCTATTTTTATTCTCCGTTAAACCAAGGCAATCTTGCCATACCCAATCACGTTCATAGTGATAGAGGCCACCCCCGCCTTATCATGAACCACGTTGATAGAGGAGATGTAAGCCCCGGCGCCAGTCTCCCCCGTAACGTCCGGGGTCCAATAACTGGTCGAGTCGATATAAAGCCGAATGTCGGTCAGCTTGGTAGCCGCCAACGCCGCATCATGCAGAGCCTTCTGGCCAGTCGTATCGGCAGGGTCATAGAAACCCTCGATGGAAGCCGTCCAAGCCTGCATCCCTGGAATTTTCTTTCCCCAAACGGACCCGAAGACAGATGTGTCGATCTCGTCCATCTTGATATCCATGGTCCATTTACCCAAATTCTCTACCAACACGCTTCCCTTTTTAATGGAAGCATACCGCCCCATTAATACATCGCCCATAGCAATTCTCCTTTCTTACTACTGGTTATTTATCCACTTCTCCTAATTCCCGTTCGACCCACTCCTTATCTTTCAGTCTCTTAAAAAGATTAAAAGCAGCTTTCCAACTTCCCATGGCATTGAGTATTCCAAAAGTAATCCAAAAATGCCTATCTATTGCAAACTCCCGAAGATGGCCAATATCATAAGCGGTGTTAACCAAAAGTTTGAATCCCGCCGCCGTTGCATTTCTAGTAAAATAAGTGTCTTCCCCCCTTCTAATCACCACTATCTTTCCATCCGCCGTTTTCTCTTCCGTCTGGATTCGAAACCATGGTCGTTCCAGTTTTTCAAAGACCTCCCGCTTGATCAAAAGACAAGCAGCACCCGTGGCCCCTGCGTTTACTATATCTCCGAATTTATAATCCTCAAAGGGTTTAAGTAAATCCTCTTTTTCCAATCCCCATATCAAAGGATCATATGGCTCATATCCCCGATAACAAAGTCCCCCCACCATATCAGCGCTATGATCCCGAAGAACTTGAAATAAATCGTTGATCGTAGATTGGGGGTAGACCATATCTGCATCCATAAGCAAAATATGGGTACAGCCTAAACGTAGACCCTCTGCTGCTTGAGATTCTCTCTTCTCAGCTATATCCCCTCCCCTAGATGCTTCCAATAAAACAAAGTCAGGGCGATCCATGGCTAACATAGAAATATGCGTATGGCTATTGACATAGGGCCACGAAAGTGGGCATGCAATACCTAAACGAACGTCATCAGGCCATGGCTTTAAATTAGGATTCAAAAGTTTCCCTCCTCCGTTTTATGTTATGGATTCGCCCTCTCCCATACAAAGACCAATTCTAGATTTGCAATGAACATTGAGATACCATCCCCCGCTATATGCAATACCCCCTCATCCGTTTCGATCCCTAAAATTCGCATATATTTCTTTTGAAAATTGTATTCGTCGCTATCTAAACAAATCAGAACATCTTCGATCAGATTACATTGAGCTTCCTCGGGCTTCTCCGCGCTCTTGGCGTACCCCACCACCCTCGCTCGCATACGACTTAATGTTTTATTTCCCAATTCGTCTTCAAAAGGCTCATCTCCCCCTAACACCATCAGATATGGGAAAGTATGGACTTGATCAAAGAAAACAAATTTTCTAACTACATCTCTAGGAGATGTTTTGAAATTCCTCTCCGTAGAAATATTTTTCAAACAATCCTTCAACCCTTCCAATATGTCGTTTCTAGTGCTCATAACACCTTCCTTAGTACAAATATCCCCAAATACTCAAGCCGAGGAAGAGCGCCAATTTAATAGTAGACTAATTGTACAAAAACTTCTATACTTGAATATATGAAGCTGGTTGTAAATCTGAAATTGAAGCCTACAGAAGAGCAATTGTCTCTCTTGAAGGCTACTCTTGAGATGGCTAACGATGCCTGCAATTATCTCTCTGAGAGAGCTTGGGAAGCAAAGATTTTTGGCCAATACAATATTCACAAACTTGCGTATTATGATACAAGGAAATGTTTTCCTATCACTTCGGAGATGGTTATTCGCTCCATCGCTAAAGTTGCAGATGCCTACAAATTGGGACGAAAGATTCAACGAAAATTTCGAAAAGACTCTGCACAACCCTACGATTCTGCTATTATTCGATTTACCAAAAATGACGTTGTTTCTATTTGGGTTTTGGGGGGCCGACAAAAGATTCCCTTTGTTATGGGGGAGCGTCAAAGAAGTTTGTTTCCCTTCCGAAAGGGCGAAATTGACTTGATAAGAATTAATGGAAAGTTCTATCTCGCCGTCGTTTGTAATATTGATGATCCTGAGTTGATCAAGACCACTGATGTTCTTGGAGTAGATCTTGGTATAGTCAATATCGCAGTAGATTCTCAAGGGAAGACTTATAGCGGGGGGGAAATTAATATAAATCGGTGTAAATTTGAACATAGGAGGTGCAATCTTCAAAAGAAGCAAACCTCTTCTGCGAAAAGAAAACTCAAGAAGATTTCCGGGCAACAAGCTAGATTTCAAAAAGACGTGAATCATTGCATTTCGAAGGCAATCGTTGCAGATGCCAAACGCACCGAATCGGCTATCGCCATAGAGGATCTTAGCGGTATCCGAAAGCGGGCAACGGCCAGAAGGCACCAGCGAGCGCGATTGTCTAATTGGGGGTTCTCTCAACTGAGGGCTTTCATTACTTACAAAGCAGTTCTCTCGGGAATCCCCTTGTATCTTGTCGATCCCCGAAATACTTCTCGGGAGTGCCCTGTTTGTGGACATATCGACAAAGCGAATAGGAAGACAAGGGACGATTTTGTTTGCGTTAAATGCGGCCTCGCTGGGCCAGCAGATACAATCGCGGCTCAAAATATTAGAGCCAGGGCACTTGTCAACGTGCCGATGGTAACGGGTGGATGTGTGGTTGTTTAACATATTTCTCCTAGTTACAAACTCCGTTGTTTAATACGGGGTAGTTGGTTTCTTTTTGACATTATGAATCCCTATAGGCTCTGTCAACTGCGGCCTGAATTAACAATTTTACACGAGGAAGGGATGCCTCAAAAGCCGGTTGTAAATAAGCTCTCTGCGGAATTGGTATATCGTGGGGGCCTGTTTTCCTAAATCTAGCCCAAAACCCCCGCTTCTTCCAAAAGAAAACCATATAAGGAAAATTCCTAGCTTGCGATCCTGGATGGTGAATAGTTCCCCCTAATTCATGAATAGCCGCATACTTTATACCAGATACGCCAAGAGTAATAGAACCAAATACAGTTGGGTCTCCCCCAGTACCGGACATGATCCCCAAAACTCTTTTTCTCAGTAACCCCGTTTTTACTGCCAATATATCTGGTCTAGGGCCAGACAGATATTTCATTTGGGAAACAGATTCCATTAACAAAGCCCCATCATGAAGAGCACGAAGTACATTAGATTGAATAAGTGGGGGAAGTTTAGAAATACTCCCACTTAAAGAAGGCTCCCATTTTAATTCAAAAGAAGTCATCCCAAACTCCCCATCTTTCGATAAGCATCCAAAGCAACCTTGGTTTGGGGAAAGAGAGCATCAATCACATATGTTACATTTCCGCCACCGGGGAGTGCCCTACTGGGAACCCCCAATCCTCCACTAGGCCCCTCCTTGATCTTCCTAGCAACCAACTCAATACAAGCTTGAGAAATAGGAGTCGGAATAACAGTAAATCCCCCTGTATATACAATCTTCACCGCTCCGGGAGATCCACCAACGTCATAGTCAAATTTGATAATACCATTCTCAGAATCGACAAAGTAATCATCCGTATCAATTAAATCGGTGCTTGCGTAAGCCCTATCCCAACTATCCCAAATCTGAACAGCAGGGGAAGATGCTATAGGGTATCTATCAAGAAATATCCGGTTAGATCCTCCATCGTGGTATTCAGTTACCGCTGCTTGCTCAAAAACTCTATTACAATACTCATCAATAAAAGCCTGGGAAGAAATAATCAAAGCTTCTATCAAAGCATCCTTTTCAACCTCAGTTTCCCTAATATCTAAATATAACTTTACTTCTGCTTTCGTGCAATAGGCCATATTAATTACCTCTTATTGATAATCCTTCTCTAATAGCATTAACTAGATTTTCAGCGGAGTTTTCCCAAGTGAATCTTGCCTTTATCCTCGCGCTTGCTAATCTGCCTTTTTGCAAGGCATGCTTATAATTATTTTTAACATAAATCATATTTTCTATTAAATCTTTAACATCGGGTAAGGCCGCTTCTACCTTACCCATATTTCCAAAAATAGGGGAAGTCATATCCATCAAACCCAAACTATATTTTAAGGGGTAGCCTACTTTTGAATCGAAAAAGTCCAGCACTCCGCTAAAACCAGTTGCTATACAAGGCAACCCAGTAGCCATGGCCTCTGCCAAAGGAAGGCCCCACCCCTCACCCCGAGTAGGCCAAACAAAACAATGAGCATCTTGATAAATTTTGATCATTTCCTCTCTAGTGGCGATTCTACTGTCTAAAATCACGTTTCCCTTTCTCTGTATTGTGACATTAGGGACACGCGTTGTCTTAATATATAACTCTATTTCTGGATTATTAGAAAGACCTAATTTCCCCCAAACATAGATAAGTTCTTGATAGCCTTTCCTTGGATTCGGTGCACCTATCCATAAATACCGAAACTTTTTTGGATTCTTTTTTCTAAGAACAAATCTGAAATCTTCTTCTACCCCATGGGGAACTACCCAAATTTTATTTTCTGGAAAATGGGGGGAAAAAACACCCTTCACAAAAGTACTGGGCACTAGTATAAAATCTGCCTTTTGTATTTTCTCGGCATACAACGGATGCAACGATAGGGCCTCGAACATCGTAAAAAGAAAAGTCGGTTTATTTGGTCGATGATCGAATATCTCTGGTGTAGAAATATATAAACAAGCCTCTGCTTCCTCTACAGAACCCACCAATATAACATCGTCCCTCATTTTAATATATTTTTTTAACATTTCATTATGAACGCGATAGCCGAATAAATTCCCGATATTTTGATCGTTGGTAACAGTTCCCCAAAAAAGTTTTAAAATATTCATTCTACCAATCCTTTCTTTTCTTTTCTTTTTACCCAAGCTTCCTTCATTTTTCTTTTAGATTCTTCTGATTTTGGTTTTCTCATTTTTTGCTTGGTCTCTTCACTATGATGCTTTCCTCGCATACCATAATTTTCCCCAGATGCCGACTCCCTTATCTTTCGTTTATGTTCGTCAGAAAGTTTTTTTCCTACCAATGATTTTCTTATTTTTTGTTTAGTCTCTTCGGGGGTAATTTTACCGTAATTATTATTATTTTCCCCCCGACGGTCTAAACTCATTTTACGTATAGTCTCTTCACTATGGCAATACCGTTTACCATAACGATGGTGTTTTTCCCCAAACAACCTGTAAAAAGGATGATCTTCCCCCGACCCCGTACCTTCCCCCCCAAGACCAATATTATACCCAACATTTGGATTTCTAGCATCATAGAATTTAATCCAAAATATTTCTTTTAAGCAAAGTTCATTTTTATTATCGGATTTATCTATCACTACCCTTTTAAAATTTTGTTTGCCATATTTTTTTTAAAGAACGAAGGAAAAATTTACCAGATCCCAAATATTTAGAATCTCTTTTCCCACTTCTACCAATATAAATTTTACCATTTATATTATTAGTCGTTTTGTAAATAATACTATACTTGAGGGGAATTAATTTTCTCAATTTCCCTCCGGAATGAACTTAGTGATGCAAAATCCGAACTTCTCTTTAGATAATTCCATTATTTTGAATCGCTTATCTTCCTTTATTTTTACAAGAGAATTATAATGCTTTACATGATAAATATCGTCAAGTGCTATAATACAAGGCCCCTTCAACATAGGAATCAAAGTATCAAACTCTAGCTCCC